ACGGACCGCGTTGTACCCACCACCAGCGTCCGACTTGACCTCGACGTAGGCAGCGTCAGGGTCCTGACCGAACAGGACAGACTTGGTGATGATCGCGTCAGACCCAGCACTCACCCCCGAGTCGATGGGGGCATTGCCCTGCCGGAACGTCCCGTAGTACGTGTACAGAGCCATAGATGACTGCACCGAGGCGGAATTGACGAACCGCACCCGAAAGTAGCGCTGGCCCTTCACCGCCACGTGGAACGCCGGGATGTTGGCTGAGACGGCAAAGCCAGCCGTCGGGAACGCACCCACGTTCGTCCCGTTGTCCGGGGAGAAGTCGAAGAAGAGCGTCCCTGCGGTGTCGCACTCCATCCACACCATGACGTCGGGGAACTCGTTCTGCTCATAGGTCCCCGTGAACGTCGCACCAGACCCCAGAGGCGTGGTGGTCGTGTTCTGACCGCTCTCCATGCTCGAGGGGTTTATCGGCAGGGGGTTGTCCGCGTCGATCTCCGTCGCCACCCCCTCACCGCCAAAGGCCTGCTTGAAGATCTGGTAGTGGCGAGACGAGACCTCGTCCGTGGCTACCGTCGGATTCCCTGAGATCGTGTCAACCGTGATGTCATCTGCCATAGATCAAGCTCCCATGCCCCGAACCCCGTTGTAGCCACCCTGACCGGCCTCTACACGCGCAAAAGCACCCTGCCCGTTCCTGCCTGACATGCGCTGACGAAGAAGGCTTCCTACCTCCTCCGTGATGCCCATCGTCTCGTCAATCGCCTGCCTGGCTAGACCAAGGACCACCTCAGTGATCCCCATCGTCTCGTCGATCGACTCGTAGTCAGCCTTCGGACCAAAGGCCAAGCAGGGCATGTGACGGACGAAACCGTTCACCGTCGTCGGCGCATTGATCCTGAACCCACCTGCAATCGACCCCACATGGCTCGACTCGTGAGTCAGCGTCCCCGTGGCAAACTCATAAGCCAGGAGGGTGTCGTCGGTGTAGACCCCCGTGTCCATCGTGGTTCGGTTGTGCTCCGAGATACCTGCAATGCAGGACTCATCGGCGTACGTCCACATTCCCTGACCAAACGGGTTGGCCGACCCACCATTGACCCACGAGTCGATGTCCGCCGGACGAGCTCCAGAGATCGTGATGAACCCACCAACAGCTTCCACGTTGGGCTCCGTGAAGTCGTGATCCCCTGTCGAGGTGGGGAACTCGAGATCCCCAGCCCACACATCGTTGCCGGGGATGTCCCCTGCCACATAGCCGATGCGGTGAGACTGCCCCACGAGCCTGGTGGTCGCCGTGAATCCACCAGACGTGAATCCGTACTCCACCATCGACGTCAAACCAGAGGACACACCAATCCAGCCTGATCCATAGGTGGCTGTACTGGTGTAGAGGTGGACGTCAGAGGTCGAAGCGCTCTCACGGTCGTACCAGGTCGTACTGCACTGGAGCGTCCCTGACGTCGCGTTGTTCGCTACGTACCCCTGGGAGATGTGGATGCCCGTCTGGATGGTCGTCGAGAACGCCATCGTGTCGAAGTCCCACAACAGCACGAACGAAGGATCGAACCCCATCCCCGTCTGCGTCGTCTGCGTGTCCACCGTCCCCGAGCTCGAGTGCGTCCCCACCTCGAAGTCACCCTCGAAGAAGATGAACGCCTGGCCCTTGTAGGCAGACCCAGCAGCCACGTCGATGTCGAGACGCACCCCACCCGAGATCAGAGAGTTCCCCGAGAAACGCAACGCCTCCGAGGATGTCCCCGCTGCTGAATGGATCAGGGAGAGACAGCTATCCGTGTGGTAGCGCTGGAAGACCGTCGAGTTGGCCTGCGCATCCTCCGAACAGATAGCCCCTGACCATTCGCTCGTCCCGTCATACGCTCCCCAACCCTGCTCATGGTCGTTGGTGGATGTAGCGTCTGCCGTTGCATTGCAGATGTGGAACAGGACGAGCTTCGCGGTCCTGGTCTCACCCGCAACAGTGATGTCCTGGGTGTTCCCTGCGCTTGCTGTCGAGGTCGTGAAGCGAACTACCCGGTACGGGACCCCCACTCATGACCTAGCCTGCGCCAGGAGCGCTCTGAGCCGCGTCACATGGACGGCATAGACCGGGTCATCGGGATCCAGGGGAGTCTCCTCCAAAGGGTCGTACAGGAGATCGTAGAGCGTCTGAGTGCCATCGAACTCACGGAGCTTCCAACGCTCCTCGATCACCGCCTCGTCAGACCCAGGAAGCCCACCCTTGGGATTGCCTCGCTTCGTGTGGACGTAGGTCCAGTCCCTGGGGGAGTCCATCCCGATCAGAGCCCCATAGAAGGAGATCCCGTCCCTGTCGGCAGGCATCAGGGACATCGTCAGGCCCGAGACCGTGGGCATGATGTCTGCCACGTTCACCGGCCCGAAGTAGTCCCCAGGGATTGCACCAGGACCTCGAACTACCAAGGGGACGTGGACTCCCTGTTCAAAGGTCGTGTGCTTCACCTTCAAGGGGTCCTGGGAAGGTGAGGCCAGGGCGTTGTAGGGCGTGCCGTTATCCCCAAAAACAAAGACCCAGGTGTCGTTGTCCACAACCTCCAACATCTCACCCAAGACGAAGTCCAAACTCTGGACCATCGCCTCGTACTGCTCTCGAGGACCGACCTGAGCGGGAGGGGTGTAGGACGAAGGGAGGATGCTGGAGGGGGGGATGTGGAAGGGCTCGTGAGCCGCCTGGTAGGCAACCACAGCCATCTTCTCCCCAGGAGTGTTCGTCCACCAATCACACCACGCATCACGGACAGCGATCGTGTTGTAGGTCGAGACGCCGGGAGTCACGACACCGTCATCGACCCGCTTCCAGTCCGTGTAGTCCAGCGAGTTGCAGGCCTGGGAGAAGATGTTGTCCGGCGTCCCCGCCCTCCAAGTGTCGAACCCATGGAGCTGGGGCGTCTCCCAGGCCGTGAACGCGATGTTGTTGTTGTTCCCCAGGTGCCACTTCCCAAAGAGGCCCGTGGAATAGCCCGAGAGAATCGAAGGGAGGCTGTCGATCTCAGGGAGAGCGAAGGCCGTCGGGAGCTTGCAGAGGTTCCCGTAGCTCGCCCCATCCCAGACAGAGAAGAGCAAGGCTGCCCGCGTCGGACGACACCAGGGGTGAGCGTAAGCTCGGTGGAAGAGGACTCCCTCGTCAGCGAGCTCATCGAGGTTGGGGGTATCAACAGCCTGGAAGTCCGTCCATCCCACATCATCCAGAACGATGATCAGGACGTCAGGCTTGGCCAGGAGAGCGGCGAGCAGCAGGGCGATCAGCATCAGGCATCGGTCCAAGTCTTGTTGCGGACGATTCGGCTCACATTGAGCTGAGAGACCCCAAAGATCTCCCCAAGCTCACGTTGGTTGAATCGACCCTCGGAATAGTGCTTTCGGATCATGGAGACGGCATGAGCGTTCAGCTTCGCCATCCCATGCTTCTCTCCGGATGGGTTTAGCCCACGGTCCTGGGCATCCCTCACGTTGTCGGCACACGACCCCACGAGCAGATGATCTGGATTGATGCAGATCTTGTTATCGCAGGCGTGCCGAACCTGCATCCCCTTCGGGATAGGCCCCCTCCAGGCCTTGTAAGCCGCCCGGTGGGCTCGATTCTCTCCTGGGAAGATCACAGCTCCATAGCCACAGCCGGATCGACCAGCGATCCACTCCCAGCAGCCGGTTTTCTCGTCTTCTTCACAACGCTCAAGGAGGTACTCCTCGGCGTCACGCCACTCATTTCTAGGTCTAGCCATGCTCGGCAGGCTACAGGGGAAGGCAACCATAGTCAAACTCTTCCCTATGACCCAGTAAACGTGTGATTCACATAAATTGCGAGTGTCTGGCTGGCGGACTTCGTGATCGTCACGGCAGCCGACATCAGGAGCGGATCGGACCCTGAGCCGAACGTCGCGCCTGTCTCGTTGATCACCACGCCAGTAATGGAGCCGTTCGCGTCCCCGATCGCGTAGGTCGTGCGGAACGTGACGATGTCCGCGCCCGTCGTGCCTGGGTTGTTGGTGTCAGCGTCAGCGGTGGTGGGGTAGCCGCTGTCGAAGTTCTGAGAACCGCCCGAGGGGACCGTGGTGACATCCCCAGCGTCTCGGGTCTTCAGCGTCCCAAAGGTCCCAGCCGTCGCCACGGTGATCTGGGTGTAGGTGTCCGTCGGGGTCTCGCCAGCTCCGAGCTGGGCGTAGTAGATGTCCCCGGTGTCCTGGATGATGTTCTTCCAGATGCCCGTGACGATCTTCCCGCAGTCACACGCCTCACCCTCATCCCGGAAGGTTGCGCAGTACGAAAAGTGAGGCCGGTCGACCTCGTCCAAAACAGCGCAGACCTGGCCGCGCAACCCCAGTGTGCTGTCGATCATGGATCCAACAGCCCCGACTGGGGGAGATACTACAGGTAGAGGTGGGGGTTTTCCTTCTTGTCCAGCCTCAAAGCCTCAAGGGCCTTCCCGTACGTGAAAAACGGTCCGTAGCGCACCCCGAACTCCGTCCGATAGTCCCCGTTCGCCTTGATGTAGCGCTCGATCACCACCTCACGGCGGTTCTTCTCGATACTTCAACTCGAGAGACCCCTTGGGAAGCTCGATGGCGAACTCATCCCGAAGCCACTCGCTGACCTGCTGATCCCTGTCTGACTTGCTCCAGTTCGCCATGTCAGGGGGGCCAGGCGTGATCCTTCTCACGCTGCTGGTGGATGCCGTAGTGGTAAACCAACCGGTCCAGAAAGAAGACCATGTCCTCGTCCGGAAGGCCGTAGACCAGGAAGAACGCCGTCTCCTTCGCCTTGCGGTCAAGACGCGAGACGCTCCACTCCTCCCGTCTCGGGAAGTGCGGCGGATACCTATCCTCCGCCAGAAAGAAAAGAACCAAGGATCCAAGGATCAGTCTCATGGGGTGTGTGCGCTGGCTTCGATACGGTTTTGCCAGGATGGCGCACCACCCCGGGGTTCAGATGCTGGCCCCACGCTCAAAGCCTCAACGATGCGGGGCCAGACCCTCCTCAAGGCTCAACCTACCACCGGATCGAAATCCATGGGGTGAAATCCACGCTCGAATGGACGCCACACCCCAGTCTCCTTCTGGGCCAGCATCGGCTCACCGTCACACGCGAACCCAGTAGCCTCCATGTACGCCCGGACCTCAGGCGTGTTGCATTGGGCGATGGCGATCCCTGGGAAGCCCCTGGGCGTCGTTTCGATCTTCGACAACTCCACCTTCGTGTTCCGCCCGTAAACCCCGCAGCGGACCATGGAGACCCCCTGAGCAGTCTTGTGGGGGACCTGGGACTCCATCGGGCCTACCCGAACCAGAGGTTGGTGGCTCTGGCGGTCCCCTCCGACCTCGACAGCCGTGTCCTCAATGATGATGTAGCCGTTGGCGCAGAGGCTCGGGTCCTCGTTGAACTTCGGGATCTCTCTGCCCGTGTGGATGTCGTGAGCTCGAGCTCCATGGTGGTCCTTCGCTCCGTACCCGTCATCCACCATCAGGGCAGCAGGACGCCCCGCCACAGGACCCGACCTCAATCGGGTGTTCGTGAGCTTCAGGTGCGACCCCGTCCCCTGGAGCACAATCCCGCCCCCCATCGCACCACGACGGAACCAGTCCTGGAAGGTGCATTGGTCGATGGTGATCACCTGGTCCGGAAAGAACTCAGCCCCCTCCTCCGGACGGTTGGCCTGCTTCCAGCACTCAGCCCCCGCATCCCAGATGATGCAGTCCGACCAGTACGGAGCTCCATAGCTCGACTGACCGTGGCCGTAGCGAGCGTGCTCCCCGGCATGACCAGCCCACACCTGGCAGCCAATGAAGACGTCCTGGGTGTTGTGGAGCTGAAGCCCCCACTTCGCTCGACCATCAGGGTTTAGGGGCTCGAGGACGTGGAACTCACAGCCGATCGCACCAAGGAAGACGTCCTTCCCACCGTGCTTCTTGTAGAGCGACGTCCACACCACCGTCCCCCCGGTCGTAGGACTGGAGAAGAAGTTGAAGCCCTCGTCGAACGTCACCTTCCCCTCACCGACCAAGAGCGTGCTGTGGAAGCTCCCGTCGTTCGTGACGTTGATCGGCTGGCTGGTGTCCTCCCGCGTGAAGAGGATCCCGTTCGGGTACTCCTCCGGATCGCAGGCGAAGCGGTTCTTGTGACCCGTGTTCGTCTTCGGCCAGTTGACCTGGAGACCGTTCAGGTCCTTCGGGGGGAGCTTGATGACCTTCGTCCCAGGGAGAACGCGGTCCGTCGGAATACTGGGTGCCTTTGCTTCTGCTACGTCCGTGAGCTTCATCCCCACGGTCTAGCAAGAAAATGGGCCTGACGCCAAAGCCCCCCCTTCAGGTTCCTCAGCGCCAGGCCCCCTCTCCCTCACTCCGCAGGGAACGCCGAAACGATCTCTGCAAAGACTCCCTCCTGATCGCCATCCCACCCTCTGTGGGCGGCAGCCAGGAGTTCGTGACGGGCCTCATCGCTGATCCTCTTGCCGGTACGGAACTCCCAGCGCTTGACCAGCTCGTCTACCTGCTTCTCTCGGAAGTCAGGCTCTGCCTTCAACGCCTCCCAGCGCTCCTCCTCCTGTCTTGCGAGGAGGGCGGTTCGAGCTGCGATGTACTCCATGCTCCTGGGAGGCCCGGAGGACATCGGAGACTTCACCGTCGGCTTAGGGTTTGGAGCGAAAGGCCGAAGGATCACTGGCTCACCTTCGATGATGGGTGAAGATCTCACCCTCGGCTCGGTCGCTACCCGACACGGTAGGTCGAGAGGCAGGGGCTCTGCCTCGAGGAGCTCAACGACGGTCTCCTGAGGAACAAGGACTGCGGGCAGGGCTGTCTCCGCAGGCTTTCGCTCCAGCGAAGCAATCAAGCCCAGAACGACCACCAGCGCCAGGGCGCTTGCGATGATCCACTTCATGAGTTCACGGTCCCAGTGTCGCCAGGCTGAACGACAGTCGTCGTGCCTCCCGGCGAGTGGATGTAGGCAGCAGTCTGCCCGGTGTTGCCCATGATAAACACGCTGTTGTGCCCCATCGAGTGACGCCCACCGTCACCGACCACGGATGCAGCAGACCCATCGCCAATGCTGACGCGGGTCGTCGGGGATGTTCCCGACACTGTCACGCGCGCTCCGTCCTTCGCGATGATGTGATTGCCCGAAACGAGGACCTTGCCCTCAGAGCTCTGAGTGTTCGTCACTACCGAACCGTTCGGCGTAGTGTGCGTCTCGCCCGGCTTGAGCCGATACGTCGGGGGGATGATGTCCTCGTCGTCCGAGCTTTTCTTCGGGCCTGCGCCACCAGATGTGTTCGCTCCAAGGATCCCACCGCCGGAGCCCGGTCCGTGATGGGGGAGAGTCCCCAAATCGTTCTCGGGGCTGACCAACGGGCCGGGGGTGCTGTTGTTGTCCTCCCATAGCTCAGGGTGCAATCCACCCTGCATGTTCGGGAGGTTCCCGTTGATGCCGAAGGTCCAGTCGGGAAGGTCGGCTTGCGCCTTCCACTTCCAACCCTGTCCACCGGCTTGGGGCAGGCCGGTCCACCGGAGGGTTCGAGAAGGAAGTGTTCGAAGCGTGATCGAACCGTAGTTGTCTCCCTGAACCCCCAATGGCGAAGTTCCGGGGTGCGAGATCTGACCGGAGAAAACATCCCAGTCCTGTCCGCCGTTCTGCGAAGAAACTTCCAGTGACAGCAGCGATACCGCGAAGGCGGCAAGAAGAAGTCGTCTCATCGAATGAAACTCCATGCGGTTGTGGCGAGGAACCAGGGACCAACCTATCTTGCCTCGCCGGTTTCTGTGTAGTTCGTCGGGGGGCGGGACGTTTCGAAGCTGACCCGCCCCCCGACCGGACCTTGAGTATCACCCAAGACCCAGGAATCCGATAGTGGGTATCAAAATGGGGTCTCGTCCTCTCCCACATCCGGGACAGGAACATCCCCCACGAAGCCACCAGCAGGCACCCTCTCCTGCTTCTTGGCCTGCTCGACCCAGATCATCGTGGCCTTGGCCTTCCCCATCCATGTGTGGAAGTGCTTTCCGTACTTCATGCGATCTTCCTCCGTGTCGTACTTCTCAACCTGCTTCTCCACGCACCAGACCATGTAGCCATAAGGTGCATCGTAGGCGTTGGGGTTGTTCACCTCGTCCCTAGCCACTTCACCCCAGGTCAGGATCTCCCCGAACTTGGACTTCATCTTCCCCTTGATCGGAGTTCCAAACCAGTCAGGCTCCTCAGGAGGCTCCGGAGCAAAGATGGGTGGATGGCTGGGGTGGATGTCTGCCTTCCAAGGCACAGGACCTGCGTAGGTCGAGGGCAGGAAGGCTGACGCACGAGGCGCTGTGCTGCGCTGGTACGGCTTCGGAGCCCCCTGAGGTGCAGAGCGCTTCTCGGGGATCGGGTCCGCCAGGAGCTTCTCAGGCACCCTCCCACCCCAGTAGGCGAAAGCCCGAAGGAAGGCCTGTTGCCAAGAAGGGGCAATGCCTTCTCGCTTCACCCAGAAGACCCCGTCCTTCTCCCGCTTGGCCACCACCCTCTCGATCGAACAGATGAACTTTCCATCCGCTCCGATGCCCCGGTAGTGGAACCGCCAGTCATCCGGCTCCCAAGCTAGGTCGAGCTGCTTTACCGCACTCTCGATGGAAGCCACATCGCTTACCCCAAATCCGGTCTCTCTATCTGCTTGCTCCACGTTCGATCCTCTTGCTTGATTCCAAGGTAGTCAGCCAAGTGATCCATGACTTCCCACGGGTCGTAGACAATCTCGAAGCCGCCTCCATCCCTGGACCCAACAGAACTCGTCCCGTTGGAGTTCCAATCAGCAGACCAGCTCGTTCCATCCTCATGCGGGCCGTGCCCGATGAAGTTGATCTCCGTCCGATCAGACTGGCCACGAGCGACGAGTCTCCAGGTCGCATCCTGAACTAACCCGAGCCCATGTCGAATCACGGGGCGGTGGATCCGCTTTTCGTGGCTCTTCATACAGGTCCGACTCCTCGCAGTTGAGGGCCTTGAAGATCGCAGCCTTCGTTCCCGGACGCTTGTACCCCTGACTCTTCGACTTCAAGCAGGTGATCTTCACCGAACCCGGAGTAGGGGGCTTGGGAAGATCCAGGTCCGCGCAGAAGCGCTCCAGGTCCTTCTTCCCCGTTCCATACCCCGCCTTCCTGAGGAAGACCTTGAAGTTCTCGTGTCCCTTCCATACGCCCATGTCATCCGCTCTCTGGGGATCTCGTAACCCCCGATGTGGTAAAAACTTCCATGAGACGGAAGAGATTACGCCGTATCGGAGCCAGGAAGCAAAGGGAGCTGGCAGAGCTACGGGTCTTCCGTGAAGAGGTACTCCGAAGGGCGGGGCATGAATGCGAGCGGTGCGGTGGAAGATCAAACCTCCACGCGCACCACATCATCCCCAAGTCCAGGGGAGGCACCAACCACTGGTCCAACGGGGCCTGCCTCTGTGGAGGACCCGGGGGATGCCACGATCTCGTCCACAGCCATCTGATAGATGACTGGCGGGACTGGGTCGGCTAGCTATGTCGTAGCGGGTTGCCGCCGTTCACGGCTCTCACCGCCACAGGGTCGGTAGCAACCGGCTCACCACGCTGCATCCGGTTCTTGTTCCGCATCTTGTTCGTGGTTGCGACAGAACCGGTGATCAGGGAGAGGGCCAGGACCGCGAGATCCGCCATCCCGTTCCCCGTGGTGATCGGGAGCGTCAGGGCCTTGCCTCGCTCCTCGACCTTCTCGGCCAGGATCTCCGACTCCTCGCCGAGCTGCTCAAGCTTCTGCTCCGAGGTCAGAGCCTGGTCCGCGAGGATTGCAGCGGTCTCCTCCTCGAAGGTTCGAAGGTCTTCAGATGTGACGAGACACGAGGTCGTGGTAAGCGCCAGGGCGGCGCAGATCAGATACTTCATTGGTCTTTCTCTTTCTCGGTGCTCACCATCAGGCCCAAGCCTGTGGTGATGGCGCTGAACCAATCCATCTCTCCAGCAAGGAGAGCTGCGGCATTCTGTGCTTGGATCGGCATGACCCCTTTGGCCTGGGAGATAACGTACGAAGGGAACTGACTGGGCTTCAACGGTTCGGACCCAAAGTCCCAAGTGACCGTCTCGCCCTTCTTGTCACCCTTCTCATCCATCCCCAGTAACTCCGCGAAGGTCGTGAACCTGCGACCCGCCCAGTCGGTACCAAAAGCGGCTTCAGCGACCATTGAGGCTAGGGGGCTGGACTTGTGCTTGGCAGAGCGGATCGGGTTGAAGGCGAACTTGATCGGGTCCTTGAAGTGGCCAAGCACCGAGAAGTACTTCCGAGTGCCGTCTTCACCGCCCGTGGCTCGATAGATCGGGCTGATGTCGACCGCGAGCCAGCGTAGCTTTCCGGTATCCCAGGCCTTCTTGTAGCGACTGACAAACCGCTCTGTCGGAGACATGCGCTCTTCGTCGTCGCTTCCGGGCCAGTTAGCCATCATCATGTTGAACAGCACCGTGGCGGCACCGAAGCGCGCGAATACACGGGCCCACATGTTCCGGTAGACCTTGCCCTCGAACCCTCCCTTGAAGGCCTTGACCATCGAGCGGACGTTCGACTCCGTCCAGTCGGGAGCGAGAGCCAAAAGGCGGAAGATATGCTGCCTCGTCGGGTCCCGCCCCATCTTCTGGAGGTTCAACCCACCAAAGTCATCATTGACGATGCTCGCCACCGTCTCTGCGATATCTGAACTGGTGATCTTCCCTTCGGCCAAGGCTCCCTTGTTCTTCTCGACGAGGTGCTGGTACTCGAGGAGCGCAGCTTGGGCCTTCAGGGCAGGGCCCATCTTCTTGAAGAGGAAGTCGGTCTGCTGATCACGGAACGCGACGATCTTATCCTTGATGCCCTTCGCCATCGGGACCTTGTTGATCGTGTCGTTGATGATGTTGTCCTGCTGGACAGCCATCTCATCGAAGTCCTGGATCTTGCCGAGGGTCAGACCGGCGTGGACGAGACCTTGGAGCTCAGGTGTGAACTCCTCGATCGCCTTCATCCCCTGCTTGTAGTGCTTGGGGATGTTGTAAGTCTTGTTCGAGAAGAACCCCGGCGTGCCGCCCGTGAAGGAGCGGATGAAGGCCTGGTGGTGGAACAGGGACGTGAAGAGCAACGTCTGCTTCGCCAGAGCGTTGTACTTCGTGATCGTCTCGGCCTTGAGGCGACTCTTGCCGAGGATGTTGTTGAGCCTCTCAGCCAGCTTCTCCGGGGCATAGAGCGGGACACGCTCCAGGATCGCTCCGTCCTCCGTTCCGAACACACCCTTACCGAACGTATCGAGATTCTCTCCCTTGCCTGAATACTTCCAGTGCTGGAAGTTCGGGTGCTCCACCTGGGCATAGCCCTCCTCTGGCTTGTCCGTGAACATGCCAGACTTCTTGCCCACCTCAATCAGGTTGCGGTCGTGGATGACCTGAGCCACTTGCTGGCGAGCGAGAAGCTGGGCATTGATCACGCTCTCGACTGCAAGCTCCTTCCCTTCAGCCCACCCCTCCAGGATCGAGGAGAGGGTTCGCCTGCGGGCACGACCCGTGCTCTGGGTGAAGGATCCGTGCTTCGCAGCCTTCGGACCCTTCGCGTCGGGCTTCCAAAGGCGGGCGGTGTAGTTCTCCCGCACGTTCTCGATCACACCCTTGTCCTTCGAGAACTCACCGAAGGCCTTGTTCTCCTCTGCAATCTGGTCCGCGAAAGCCTTCAGCTCCGGGGAGAGTGACTGCATCCGCTTGACGATGCGCTGCTGCCTTGGGGTGAGCTTCTCGCCAAACTTCGCGTACTCCGCATCGAAGTTGTCCTTGGTGTCGATGTAGAGGTGCATCGCGGCGGCGATCTCCTGCTGCACCGCCTTCTTGCCCTTGAAGCCGTCCGATGAGAGCAAGTTCGAGAGCGTCTTCTCCTTGTTCGAGGCGTCGATCTCGTAGGCCTGGTCAGCTAGCTGGCGATCCCCCAGCCACCCATCCAGGAGTTCCATCGTGGGATGCTTCGACTTGACCGAAGGGACCTTGGTCTTGGGCGGGAGCTTCGCTTCCTTGGGGTTCTTGAAGTGACCCAGGAGCGTCTTGAGAGGCGGGGGGAAGGCCTGGACCGACTCCGCACCCACATCCTCGGGGGTGATCGTGGAGTCCAGGAAGGCCGACATGGACTTCTTCTTGCCGACCTTGCTCACTCGGTAAGCGGCGAAGGGGGCCTTGGGATCGACGATGGGTGCGGCTCGTTGCACCCGAGCGATCGGGGAATCAGCCAGCACCCGCTCGGTTCGCGTCTCCCCTGTCGGGTTCCCGTCCTCGTCCAGCACCTCGAAGGTGTTGGTGAGCTTGTCCGGAGCCTTGACCGGGTTCTCTGCCTGATCCGCAATCGTGTCCTGAGCCTCGATTTCCGGATACAGAGAGCCTCGCTTCAGGAGGTCTTCGCGGACCCTCTTCGGAACGAGCGTTTCGTCCGCCTGAGCAAGCGCACGGTCGAGGGCGGCCTTGTGCCCATCACCTTTCGCGAGCTCGGTCTCGTAGATGGCCGTGAACTCAGGATCATCGAAGACCGGGGCGGTCTGGGGAGTCTCGGGGAGGATGGCCTTGGCTCCACCACCCTTCTCCTTCGGAGCCTGGATCTCCGGGATGGATGTCAGCTCCTCGGGGAACAGAGCTCCCTCCTTACGGGCACGCTCGATGTCCGCCTGCCTGAAGGCCTCGGAGGACTCCTCCCTGGCGATCTTGTCAGCAGCCTTGAAGCCGATGCCCTTAGCCATCTCCCGCTCTACGGCAGCTTCGTAGACGGGGTCCTCCGTCTTTTCAAAAGTGGAATTATAAGCGTCCTCAGATCCTTTTAGTTTCCGCTCACGCTGGATGGCGGTGTTCTCCAGTGAGGCTTCCAGCTCCGTGGTAGCCTGTCCGGACTGGATGTCCGACCCCACGGTGGGGCTGGACGGGGGCGGGGCATCGGTCTCCGTACCTAACGGGCCCGGAGGCTGGGTCCCGCCCTTTACCCGCTTCGTCAGGGCCGGGAAGATCAGATTCAGGACCCCTCCGACATAGCCGCCCATCTCCGTGTTCTCCACCACCCCCTGGAGCCAGTCCCGGTCCTCGGTGGTCATGTGATCCGCGATGACGTTGGAGGCGAAGGTCTCCCCACCCTCCTGGAGCCCCTCCGTCAAGGCTCCGAGCCCGGCGCGACCCAGCTTCCCGCTGGACTGAGCCCTCGCCATGATCTGCCCCAGCCGACCCAGGATGGGCTTCATGGCAGGGAGCCTCGAGAGACCGGGAAGGAGCATCTCCGAGAGACCCAGGGGAGACGAGGCCCAGAAGACCTTCTCGGCCTGATCCTTGTCTCCCGTGGCCTCAAGCGTGTCGAGATAGTTCGCTTGGCCCAGCTCCAGCATCCCCAGGACGCCCGTTGCAGGTAAGGAGACTGTGCCGAGGGCCATCTTCGGGAGCTGGGCTCCGATCGTCTCGATTGTCTGCTCCAGCTTGTTTCTCGGAGCAGGCCCCTGAGACGCCCTGTACTTCTCCAGACGCTCATCTGTCAGGAACCCGCGTTCAGCCCCCGTAGCGGTCTCAAACCCTCCTAGAGCCAATCCTGTGCCGAGTGCGAGGCCCCTGTTCATCAGCCCGGCAGGACGGAGGGCTGTGAGGGCCGCGCCTGTGGCCTGATTGACCAGGTCTGCCCTCTCCTGGCCCGCCTGGGCGCGTCCGAGCTCCGTCGCCTGATCGAAGCCGAGGCCGTACTGGTCTGCCTGGGGGGCGAACTCGACGTTGAAACCCTCTTCATAAGGGCCCTCAGCGAATTGCTGAGGCTGGGCCTTCCCGGCCAGCTCATCGAACAAAGCCCCGTAGTCGTTGCCAACCTTCGGCTTCCCCCTCAGCTCGTCAAACAGGGCTCCATAGTCGTTGCCAACCTTCGGCTTCCCCCTCAGCTCGTCAAACAGGGCTCCATAGTCACCTTGCACCACTGATCAGCTCCCGGATCTCCTCGACACTCAGACCCATCTCCTCGGACATACGGATAAATCCGTCACGATCACCGCTCGCCAAGACCTGCTGGAGGCCCGAGGTGTCCGGACCCTGCGGAGCTGACCCCATCGCCTGCTTCGCTGCCGCCTGGATCGGACCCAGGAAGCCGCCTTCCTCGAGAGCTTGCCTGAAGGCCATCTCCTTCGCCTCCTCCATGTCCTTGTCCGTCAGGTCGAACTCAGACGCTACCAGCATTTTCCCAGCCTCCTTCGGAGTCATCCTGCCCAGGACCACCTCTTCCCGGATCCTTGAAAGTCGCTGGAACTTGGGACTGCCCGGAGCGACCTGAGCCAGGCGAGCGTCGAAGGTCTGAACAGACTTCTCGATGTCCATCTGCTTGCTCTTGCGATCCACATGCTCGTTGAGGATCTGGTCCTTCTTCTCCATCACCCCCTCGATCATCCGGGCTGCCTGCTGGGGGGTCCTATCGAAAGCCCCAGCCCCAGTCATCTGAGCAAACTGATCAGCCTGCTGCTGGAGAGCCTGAAGCTCCTGCTGGGTCTTGGGATCCTCGATCGCACCACCCTCGACCTGACTCATCACCTCCTGCCCAACAGACTGGAAAGCCTGAGTCGTCTTGTCCCTAAGCTCCATCTTCTCGAACTCACCGATGAGCTGCTCCGCGTTCTCCGGGGTCAGGTTCTTGGCGATCCCTTCGAGCTGACGGAGCTTCTCGTCCTGCTGCACCGTCGCAGGACCACCCTGCATCTCTGCGAAGAGCTGGTCACGCTGCTGGCCTAGAGCATCCTGAGCCTGGCCGAGCTGGGCTTGGCGCTCCGCTTCCTCAGCCTGGAACTTCTGCTGGGCCTGCTGGACAGCAAACTGATACTGCTGCTGGCGGCGCTGCTCCTCCTGGCCACGCTGGGCCAACGCCTGCTCACGGAGAGCTTGCTTCTGCAAGCCCTCCCCCGTGTTCGCAGCGGACTGGGCTCCAATCGCCCATCCAGGAAGACTCGAAGGTACAGCTCTCATCGCTGGGCGTCTCTATCCATCAAGCGGTTGTAGGCGGCTCCACCTTGCGGGGTGGCAGCGCCGCCAGCAAAACCACCACCCCCCATGCCCTTCTGACCCCCACCGAACAGACCCGCGAGGCCCGAGAAGTCCACCGTCTGAGCCTGGGGTTGGTAGCCGGTGAACAGCCCGAAGCGTTGCATCTCCAGATCACGCTCACCAGCTCTGCGCTGCCCGTACAGCGAAGCCAGACCCCCATACCCCTGAGCCTGGGCCTGTCCACGCCCGATCGTCAGGTTGCTCCTCAACCCCGCGAGCCTCTCGTCAATTCCTGCCAGATCTCGTGACAGACTCGAAGCGGCTCCCGTGCGGTAGTTCTGAGCAAGCGTAGAGCTCCCCAACCCAGAACTCGCAAGGCCCTGCATACCTGAAGCCAGCGCCTGGTTGGATTGATCAGCGGCCTGTCTCCGCGAGGCTCGGCCCGTGCGCGAGAGGTCAGCCAGCGCCGAGTCGTACGCACCTGTCTGCGCAGCGATCCCCTGACGGAGGAAGTCTTCTTGCTGCCCATACAAAGCCGCCTCCTGAGGACGGATGAGCTGGTCCAGGACGTACTGACCGCGCTTGCGAGCAAGACGCCGGTACTTCGTTTCGTTCCGCTTGCCAGCGATACCGGCACCGAACGACAGGGCTCCAAGGCCCATACCAAGGGGACTAACCATTGAATCTCTCCAGGAACGTGTTCACACGCCTCGTAAGCGTAGCCAAGTTCACCCTGATCTCCTCAAGCCTCTCCTCCACGTCATCCCTGACCGCTGTCGGGGTAGCCGTGGCTGTCAGGGCCTCCACCGCCACAACCGCGAAGTCACTCGGGACCGTCTTGAGCTGATCGTCCAGCTTCACCAGATCCGAGAAGTCCGGTAGCTCCACGGACGAGCCAGAGGTCGCTGTGACCTCCAGCCTACCGTCCGTATCTACTTCAATCCCCGCTCCAAGCTCCCTACGGGAGAGGGCCAGGTTCCCTGCGTTACGTCTCGTACGTACATCGTCCAACCCACGGGCCAAGCCCGCCCTGGACGCTCTGATCTTCGATGTTCGTCTAGCCACTTCGCACCCGCTTCCTGCCCGCAGGGACCACACGGATAGAAGCCGACTCCATCGACCACTTCTCCCCAGGAGCTGCGTTCTCCAGCGAGAGCCAACAGTACGAGCCACGCATCCGACCGTTCGAATAAGCGTTCCGGCCAGGTCCGATGACCTCCGTGTAGACCGCCACACCCATGTCGTCCGCCTCGTGGGAGGAGAAGAGCTTGTACGTCAACCCCTCCTGATCATCGGCCAGAACCAACTCCAACCGGGAGAACTTCGTCTCTCCGGGAGACCTGGAGTCAGCGATCGGGCCGATGATCGCCTTGGACACCACGCGGACATCGTCGTCGTCACGGGCATCCTTGTCCCACTTCCGGACATACCCGTCGTTGAAGCCGAGAAGCATGACGCGGTCTCCCGGCTCATCACCATCCAGAATCACCGCAGCCGTGGGCTGATTGTCCATCGCACCCGCTGACGTCAGAGCGAACTCGTCCTCGAGAGGAGCCTCATGCTTCGAGTCCCAGAAGAAGTGCTCTTCCTGCGTCACCGTCCCGAAGGGGAACTGGAAGACATGCTGACCCTCGTCTCGCCAGTTGTAGATGAGGCGGACATGGTGGGTCGAGAAGTCGAAGCTGTCCTGGAGCTTGCGCTCGATCGTGTCCCTGGAGATCCGCACCGGCTTCCCACCCGGAGCCATCCGGTACAACCCACCTCGAGACCCGACAAAGTAGATCACCCCATCGGGGTCCTTCGTCCAGGAACGGCCAAACGCCATCCCCGTGATGTCGGATACCAGGTCCAGCTCACCCCCCGCCATCGGATCACCTGTGAGCCGGTAGATCGTGTGATCGCCACCGAAGATGAGAGTGTCGTCATCGTAGGGGATCATCGTGTTGATGATGTCAGGCATCAACCCGGCGGTCTGCGTGTTGCTATTGGCCGAGATCGCCTGCGTAGCCAGGGGGACAGGAGGGTTGCGGTCCCAATCATCCGCATCCCCCTTGGCGCTCATGTGCCAGAGGGACTGGTTGTCCGGATCTCCAGCGAGAACGATACGCCCACGCCAGGACGTGATCAGGCGGCAGCGAGGCGGGATCTTCCCGGACGACGTGGACTTCCAGTCCACCACCTCATCATCCTTGCCTACGTACTTCTTGTAGCTCTCGCCATCCACGAAGTACGCCACCCCCCGAAGGGCGATGGACTCCACGTAGTTGGAGTTCGTGCTGATGGCTGCGGTGCCACCTGTGGGGATGGAGGGGGTGCCTGAGCTGGGGATCTTGTAGATGTTCCCCCCGGACACGCCCAACAAGGTCGAGCTTCGATGGCTGCCGGTGGAACCCGCCTTCCCGACGAGCCCGATCTTGTGGACGGTGTTCTCGGTGTTGTTCCCGTTGTTCTCGGAGCCGATGTAGAAGAACTCGCCCACCGTCACCGCGTCATCGTCGTACTCAGGGACGCTGCGGTCCACTGCGACACACCGGCCACGCTGGTCGGTCGAGAGATCCACAAGGGCGACCTGGACTCCAGCGTTGCTGGAGCCGTCCTTGTCATAGACGGCAAGGGAGTTGGACTGGGAGGACTCCGAGAGAGGGACGTAGACGTTGTCGAACTTGTCCGTGTCGATCTTGATGTGCTGATCGTTGAGCGTCGTCCCTCCAGCCACGGCAGTCCAGTAATCAGATCCGGTCTTGAAGGTGGCCGTGGCTCCGTTGTCGATGATTCGACGGATGTTGACGCTGTTCGCAGGGGCGATGTTCATCGAGTAGTCCCCGAGCGAGTAGACGTTCGTCTCATCTCCTCGCCCCAGCTTCACGTCCACACCGATGCCGCCGATACGGTCTCTCTGCGTCTCCACCATCCATGTGATGTCGCCAGAAGGAGACCACTTGATGAGCTGCGCGCCACCTCGAAGCGTTGCTCCGTACACACCATCTGACCCATCGGTCGGAGGACCCGAGAAACCGAGCGAGTCCGGACCGTACGGGTGGGGGTAGGTGTCGCCGTCTGCGGGAGCCTGTGAGGAGATGCCCCACTTGTGCATCAGGTACCCCTCGATCTCCGTCATCTCGTTCTCGGTCTGATCCCCAGCCCCCGCATCAGGGAGCCGATCCTCAGTCTGAACCGTGGGCTGGGTGCTATCCGTTACGTCGTCGCGCTGGAGGACGATGATCTCCGCGATGTTGCCGGTGAAGCCCTCCCACGTCGAGAACGGAGGAGAGCCTGGTGTGCCGCACGTCCCAAGGAAGCTGGCACCGGATGTCGTACAGGGCTCCGACTCCCAGCGGTCGATCGGCTCACCATTGATCCGCAGAACAGATCGCGTAGCTCCCGTTCCTGACGTGCCGCCGTTCACCCCACCGTCACACTGGTAGGTGATCAGGACCGTATCAGTGGAGTCAGCCGTGAAGGTGCTTGAGAGAGGGTGTCCGTTCGTCCCCCCCCCTGGGTCACCAGCATCGGCATCGTCATAGACACTGATCGCTCCGGAGCTGTTTGACCCTGCGTTGTCCCCCTCGTCACGGTTGGCGAAGATCCCCCGGTAGCTCGTGGTGTCGTCAGCCTGATACCAGATCGTATGGATGTTCGTCCCATCCGCCACGCATCGAACGACCATGTAGACCGTGAAGGCCGCGCCCGTGTGGGCGGGAACGAAGGTCTGTTGCTGGTCTCGGTAGTTGAGAGCGATCCCAGGGTTGCGAAGCGTCTCCAGGCCCTGCTGGCTCGTGCTGCTGATCGCCTGGGTGTAGTCCGGCACCTCAAAACGGACCGTAGGCTTGCCTGCGATTCCCGTTGAGCTGTAGGTCGGAGGAAGAGCGGTCCCGAAGTTCGCGTACAAGTGACGGTCGTTGCCCGAGAGGTCATCCCACCTGAGGATCGGATCCCCCGTGTCCTTGTCCGTAATCTTCTCCGCATCGTGCCAACGGTAGATCCGCTGATCTGCGTTCGTGAGATCCTTCGGCGTCCAGTCCTCCACGACGTTGGAGAAGTCCGGAGCCTTGGGGTTGCTGGGACGGATAGTCAAAGCGTCTGGGTTGAAAGGATGGGCCGTGAAAGGCTCGCCGGAGCTGTTCACGTCCATCCCGTTGATCGGGTGCGGGGCGTCGATCGTCTTGATCAACCTGGGAGGACCGTCCAACGTGTCGTAGATCTGGATCTCCGAGCGAGCTTCGTCGGTGAAGTTCACCGCAAGATACGCCTGGTCATCGACGACAACGATGTCTTCCACGTACCCGCCAGGAGTGATCTCCCAGGCAAGGAAGAACTCGTCAGGATCAGGACCCTGAGCGTACTTCCAGGCCTTGGCCGTTCGCTGATCACCACCTGATCCAACACCCGTGTAGATGCAGTACAGGTCATCCACGAACAAAGCCACAAGAGCGTGGGACGGGTCCTCCACCGGAGGGGCGATCTTGAAACGCTCCGTCTCCTCCGGGTTGTACTTCACGATCCCGTTCAGGCCGTTCAGCGCATACACGTTCGAGGCATCGTCAGTGACGATGTTCCGACACTGGTTACCCGAGGGGGTAGGCGTGTCCCACTCGACCGTGTGCGAACCGGAAGCCAACGTCGAGTACGTGATCCGCTTGTTGTCGTAGACGACGTGGCAGAGGTCCGCGACCTTGTTGCTGCCGTTGAGAGCGTTCAGGTTGTACTTCGTCGTGCCTGAGCGCTGGGAGAGACGTGAGCGTCCCGTCTTCGAGTCCACCAAGCGGACGTTCTTCGAGCCATCCTTGAGCGTCCCCTGGGGTTGGTCTCCGAAGGGAGCGTCGGTGTTCAACCCACGAGTCGGCTGGGGGATGGGGATGCGGCGATCCATCAGCTAGGCGCCCCCACCTGACGGTCCCAGAAGCCAGCGTCCACATCGACCTGAGCGATGCCGTTGAGCAGAGTCCCGTAGGACTTGCGGAGGTTCACGTCCTGCTGGATGGCGGAACGGAACTCCTCAGAGGCACGGATCGAACCCAGTGATTCGGTGTAGGCCACCACGTCCTCGTCATCGTAGGAGCGGGCGAGCTGGCGGCACATGCGGATGTAGAGCGGCTCCGCGAGTTCCGGGACACCAGCCAGGATCTCGTCGTCTGAGGTCGCCTCCACCCAGCGAGCACGGTAGGCATAGGTCAGGGCCGTGGCGTCCGTCGTCGAGGGGGTGGGGTACAGCTCGAGCCGTGGGACGATGCGCGTTCCACCAACCGCTAGGTTCTCGAAAGAGACCGCGTACCAGAAGTCTCGGGGGTTGCCGATCGACTCCACGCGGTATCCAACGAGCTCGTCCATCGTGGCTTGGTGGATGTTCGTGGTCAGACCGTTGGTCATCCGGATCGAGGTCATCTCTCCGAAGTTGGCAGGGAGCTCCACGAAGGCTTGAGAAGCCGTGAAGCCTGCGGTGACGGGACCGCGCTGCCGGAAGTTCCAGGACCGCAGTCCGTACATGAGCTTCCCAGCCGTGTTCACAAGCTCGATCCCGTCGATGTCCGGGTCTCCCGAGAGAGAGGAGCGGATGTGTCGGATCGCTTGCTTGGCTGTGATCGTCATGAGAAAGCGGCCCCACCAACAAGTCGGGGCGGATAGTTGGCGGGGCCTACGAGAAGCAGCGAAATAGCCCCGAAGACGTCTCCGCCTCCGGGGTTTCCTTGGCGGGGTGGTTCAGGCTCCGTTACCGAAACCCTCGATCCCGTTGAAGATGATGTCGATCAGCTCTGCGGTACCAGCGGCGCTCGTCTCCTCGGGGAAACCGAGGATCTTCTCGCCAGCGGCAATCACGTCGCTATCCAGCTCTTCGTCACCGTTGAGAGCCGACAAAGCGTCCCCCAAGGCAGCGGCGTTCGTGCCCTTGACGAGAGCCGGAACGCGGCCCTTGAGGACCACCTCCATCTCTGCGCCATCAGCCACCGCTTCGAGACAGATGCCAAACCAGAAGCCGAGAAGACCGGCTGTTGCCGGGGTTCTGACGGAGGTGTAGGCCGACAGAGCGTCACCGTCGCGGAAGTTCGTCGCGTCCCCCGCGAGAGCCATGTCGAACATCACGAGTTCCCCGACGAGAGTCGCGGATCCAGTGTTGTTGACGACACGGGCAGTCATGCGGTCGGACGGTTGAAGTCCCAGGGGGCCGCTTCCAAGGGCCCGGGGCCATGTAGTGCTCATTGGAATTGCCTCCTATCAGGCGCTGGTGATGTTTGCGGCGGGGTACAGTTGCCCGTGACGCATACGGGAGGTGGCCAGGAAGTTGTTCCACATGTCCATGACCTGGACACGGGTGAACGGCTGGGCCGAGGGAGTGAACGGATCACCGAGCTCCATGTAGTTCTCGTCGTGCATGACGAGCTTCATGTACTCACCGTTGATCCAGGTGTAGCGAGGCCCGACGAATCCAACCCCACCAGTGTTCGTGGTGTTAGTGCCGTCGTCGTAGGTGCCGAAGCCACCCGCCGTGGAACCCGTCGGGTAGATCGCGGCGGTGTCGAGCTCGCTGATGTAGTCGAGCGGGATACCACCGAACGTCGGCTTGTCGTAGTTCGGGTCTTGACCCGACATCTTGCCGACGCCACGGAACTCGTCCTGGTTGAGACGCAGAGCAACCTCGTAGTTCGAGATGCCTTCCAGGTTCGTCAGGATGACGTGAGGCGAAGTCGTCTTGTCCGAGTACTCCTCACGCTTCGGAAGGCGATCGAAAGAGCACTTGAACTTCAGCTTCGTCATCGCCGGGAAGATCCCGGCTGCCAGAACCGCTGAGGTTGCCGCGAAGTTGTAGGACTCACGCTGGTTCTGCCACTTCGTCTTCGTCGCGGGGTTGATCCCCATGACAGTAGCGGCGTTCGTGGACCACTCGGCAGCGACAGGGCTCGGAAGGCCGTTGACGCCGGTAGCAGTCGGGTTGGAAGCGTCAGAGTTCTCGTTGACGAAGACCGGGATCGAATACGGGATTCGACTTCCGGTCGGCGCGGAGACCTCCATGAGGTTCGCATTCGGGGCGGCCCAGAATTCGGAGTCGATGCTGTTGCAGACATCGGTCCAGAGGTTCTGGTGCTTCTGCCGAAGGACCTTCTTGTAGCGCTGCGTGCGGTACTTGCCCGTGTGCTTGGACTTGTTCAGACCAAGCTCGTGCTTCGTGATCGAGATGTTCGCGGTCGCGAACGCCCACGGCACCGTCCAGGTCGTACCGACTTGGAAGTTGTCGTAGTCGAACGAAGCGTTCGGGCTGTAGCGCTGGAAGGACGACTTGACGTCGAAGAAGATCGTGTCGGTGATCACATCACCGCCATCAATCATCTCTTCCATGTCCTTGCCCTTGACGAGGCGAGGCCACGTATAGGTGCGCTTGACACCTTCGTTGATGATCTTCTCAGGCCCGGTTCTCCACGCGGGTCCCTGAGCGGCGAGGAGTTGTGTGAACTCCTCGAGGGCTGTTCCAGCCATGGCTCTCTATTTCCTTTGGTTGAGAGCCAGCAGAGGCTTTAGTCGGAGCGAGCGGAGTTCGCGTACCTTCGGGCTTCCTCGTCCGAGTTGAAGGCACCAGATGTGATCTTCGCGAGAAGGTCGTCCTGGAGTTCTTCCGGGGAGGCACCCTTGGGTGGCGTGGTCCGCTTGTTGGAGACCATGGTGGCCCCCTTACGCTTCGCTTGTCGCAACGCTGGCTTACGCTGAGTGGCGAGATCGGATGCGACATCTGCGAGCTTGGCTGCGGACTTCAGGAGGGCCGTCATGCGGGCTTTGCCGCTGAGGTCTCCGTGAAGGTCCGTGGACACCAAGGAGTCGTAGTGCTGCTGCACCTTCTCCCAGTCTTCTGAGCTGGCCTGGCCGAGACCTGCTCCTTCACGAGCTCCCTCGAGAAGCATGTCCATGACCGCAGCGCCGATGTGATTCGACTGCTCTTTGAGGGCAGCGATCTCAGCGTCCTTGGTCTTGGACTGGGCTTCTGTAAAGGCGACCAGCTCGTTGATGCCGTCCTCGTCCAAGCCGAGGCGTTCAGCCAAAGGTGCTGCCAGGTCCCTGGGACTCAGCGTGGGGCCAGCGTTGCGCGCCTCCCCCTCATTCCCAGGATCCGGTTCCTTCGTCTGATTCTTGAGCTGCTTCAGCTCCGAATAGGCGGCATCGTCAGTTTCGTGCTTCTTCGCTCGCTTGAGCCCTCGAGAGAGGAACTTCGAGTTCCCGTCCCGCTGGAGCTTCAAGGCGATCTCTTTCGGGGAGAGGCCGTCCCGCAGGAAGGCCGCATGGGCCTTGGCCATCTCCTCGTCGTCGTAGTCCTCCTCCGAGGGCTCGTCGGTCTCCTCAGAGGCCTGAGGGGCTTCCTCGGCCTCCGGTTCATCGGAAGATTCTTCCTCTGGCTCGTCAGAGACGATGCGAGCCAGGGATTCGTCTACGGACTCTTCCCCCTCGGGGAGGTCGTCTTCGAGAACGTCGTCTTCCATCCCTGGATCATGTACCTACCTCCGGTAGGGATACAAGGGATGGGGGTGGGAAAAACCTACCCTCGGAGCGTAATCCTGACCTGATTCTCCCCTGCGAGGCGGATCAGGTCCTCCATCCGGATCCGCTCCCGTTCATCCCCATCCCAGCCGTAGATGTCGATCTTCGTGGCCCCCAGGTGGAGGCAGCAGGAGACTGCGTAGAAGTACGAACGGCGGGGAAGGCGGGGCACCCAGGGGATCTCAGGTGGCCAGGGCCAGGGTTCCGGGACCAGGGAGAGGGTCTTGGACCAAGCGTCACCAAGGTACAGGGGAGACCACAGGCGGGAGGTGAAGGCCCGGATGTCGTCCAGGCTCTCTGAGAGCGCGCTGGGGGCCAGGATGGTGCAGAAGGCGTCGAAGGGCAGGTTGGGGCGGATACCCCCGTCACAGACGACCACAGAGCCATCTGGGGCGCTGTCAAGGCGATGGTCAGAGCAGAGGACGCTCCAGGTCATCGGTCCAGGATCACCCGACCCTCACAGCGGGCTACGTACTCGTCCACCTCACGCCTGGAGCTGAACTGGGCATGGCCGTAACTCACCGAGCTCGGGTCTCGGTCGTAGCGGGGGGCCGGGACCACATCCGGAGGCAGGGTCCCGTCCGCGTTGAGGGTGGGCTGAGACCAAGCGACGAAGTGACGGTCGGGCCGCACGGCTGTCCGGGGAGGAGTAACCACACGGGTGACCTCCCGACCGTCGATCTCTGTCGTGGAGCCGAGCTCGGGAGCCTCAGCCATTGGCAGATAGAGCTCCAACGGCTCACCATCAGCATCCACGAAATCGTAGAGAGGCATCAGTCAGACGGCTTGCCGAGGAAAGTCTTCTTCGGCTTGTCCGGCTTCTGGGTGCCGATCGCAGCCACACAGGCACGACGCATCGCCTCGGCGCCCTGCATGTAGGCAGCAGCGGGCTCCTGGGAGCAGTCTCGGGGAGCGGTGAGCTTGATGGTCAGGAGCTTGTCTTTCATGCTTCGATCAGTCGGGGCTCGGGGAGGGGGACTTCCGCGTCCTCCCAGGTGTAACGCTGGTCCAGGAAGACCTCAGCAACGATCTCTTCAGCCCCGATCCAGGTCAGCTTGTCTTCCTTGCGGCCTGTGAAGACGATCGAGTCCGGAGGCTGGGGGATCAGGACCTTCATCCCCGGCTTCAGGTCCGAAACACAGTGGTCCGAGCGCTCACCGTCCTCGTAGACCGATCCAGGACCTGTCTCGACCACCGTGGCGATCGTACCCCCGATGGTGGACACCCCGTAGGGGAGCACCAGCTTCGTGGTCTGGTTCTGGTCCGAGTCCTTGATGCGCAGGAGGACGTTGTTGTCCCTGGGTCGGAATTTCATTTTGCCCCGATCGTCTGTTGCTTGTTGGTCTGGCCCTCAGAGAACCCGTTGAAGGGGCTCTGGCTGATGACCTGGTTGGCCGGGCTCTGGTTGAGCCCCTGGCTCGACTTTGGTTGAGCGTTCTGGGAGATCTGCGCCTGAGGGTTCGCCTGACCAAGCTCCTGCTGGATCTGCACGAACTGCGACAGGGTCTCCATGTTGAACAACTCCCCCATGCGCGGGACGTTATGAGATTCCCCGACGATGTCCAAGAGATCGCCCCACTGGATGTAGGGCATCTGCAACATCGCCTGACCAATGCTGATCACCGTCTGGACCAACTCCTGACCCTTGCGCTGCTGGGAGGCCGTCGTCGTCCGCTCCATCGACAGCGGCTCGATCTCGATCCCGAGAAGATCGAAGGGGATCCTGGGGTTGCCACCCTCGATCGTCAGCGACTGTCCGGGGAGAAGCGGGATACCAAGCTCCTCAGCAGCCTCCGGAGAGACCACGTGCCGGGTGTCCTCGTCGTGGTGGTAGTACCAGGCGACCGTCTTGAGCTGCTTCCTGACCAAACGCTGGAACTGGAGCTTCGTGTACTCGAGGCGGATATCCCCGCCTTCCTTCGCAATTGCCGCTTCCGTTGCCGAATCAGCCGCGCCAGCCTGGCCTCTCTGCTGCTCCGTGAGGCCTGAGACCCGCTCCAGCCGGTTCCTTGCGAGCTCGCCATAGGTCAGGTCCTGGTCTGTGATGCCACCGATCTCGGTCCCGTAGATCTTCGAAGAATCGAAGCCTGCGATCCCGATCACCTCATCATCCCGGGCGTCCTGGAGCTTCTCGGCAAGAGCCCCCTCCATGCTCTCGTCCACGAAGACCGGACGCTTACGCCGGGCTGCACGCTTGGAGGTGTTCCGAGCGTGCATGTTCAGGTCACGGATCTGACCCTCGACCGCGATCAGGGGGCTGAGGCCCCAGGTGTCGTCGGGGACGTAGTGGATCGACCCGAAGGAGTACATCCCCCAGGGAGGGCCGTAGAAGGCTCTGGGGTTACGAACCTCCACCATCGTCACCCCGTCATCACTGTCGCAGGCGGCATAGGTGTGGATCACCCCATGGAAGCCGTTTTCCTGGGTCAGGGGCTCCTCCCCTTCCTCGGCCTCCAGGACCTCGTTCTTCCACCACATGTCGTAGCAGCGGATGACGTCACGGTCCGTGACCTTCTTCTTCTCCGTGTTCGTCTCCTCGGTGTTCCCGAGGTCCTTGATCACAGCCAGATCCCAGCCTTCCTCGGGGGACTCCTTGGCGAGGCGGATCAGGTCTTCCCGGTCCATCTCCCAGGCATGACCCTCCCAACGGGCCTCCTCCTTAGTGTAGGAGTCGGGGTCACGGACATAGTCCCTCTGGGAGAGGCGGTGGGCCTTCACGACCTTCGCCCACTCCCCGGACCCTTCCTCGGTCTCGAGATAGGGGTGGTCTTCGAGGGTGGTCAGCAGGACAGCCCAGGAGAAGCAGACGTCGTGGGCTGGGGCGTCCAGGAACTCCCCGTAGCCGTTGTCTGCCACCCAGGAATTCATGAGATAGCGCATCAGCGTCATCTCTTCCTCGGCCCCGTAGACCCGGCTCTTGATGGCCACACGGGGGTTGGAGTAGGCGAGCTGGGGGACGACGTACGAGATGTACTCGTAGACGTGGTTCTCGGGGTTGTACCCGCCGGGGGTGGAACCCTCGATCTTCGACTTCCAGAACGGACCGGTGTAGCCCTCGAGCTGGCCGTCGAGGCTGGAGAGACGCTTGTCCCGCTCTTTCAGGCCCGCCTGGAGCTCCAGGATCCGCTTGGAGTCGTCCAAGATCAGTACCCCTTCTTCTTGCCCTTCGATCCCTTGGGCTTGCCCGGAGCTGTCTTCGACTTCGGAGGTCTCTTGGTCTTCATGGAAGGGAGTCTGGATCTGAGGACCCTGGGGATCAAGCGGAGAAAGCATCCCTACCGCCAGTAGGGATGGCCCGTTCACAACATACTCCGGCTACTTCACGATAAAATCCTGGAAAGGGCTTGGAGTCTGCCTAGCCTCTCGGAATCCCAAAAATGCAGCCGAGTGACGAAGGAACGAGGCGAATCCTTCAGTATCTCCTCCTGAGCGAAGTCGAAGGAGATTCTTAGATTTGGATTTGGGGAGCGAGGCGTAGCCGAGCCTTCCCCGACGAGGGGGCACCCGAGGAGGCTTAAAAGGGGTGAGATTTGTTGTTGAGATATCTATCGAGACAACAACATCGAGCATTCCTTCAGTCTGTGGAGGGAGGTTGGGGTAGGGGCTGAACCCTAGGTGAAGACCCGAGGTCCCCAATCCGACCGAAACCTATTAGGTTGGTGGGATGTACAGAACATCCAGGAGAAGGCACAAGCCAGGTCGGAGGCTGGAGGAAGAGGAGCTTCGGCAGCTTGACCGGAAGGCTGCTTCGAAGCGGAAGTCCCAAGACCTTCAAGGCATCGAGAAGGCGGTCACGAGGAAAAGCCCGGAAGAGATCCGCCTCCTCTACATCAAGAAGCGGCATGCCGTCCACAAGTCAGGGCAGATGCTGAAAGGTGCCACCTTCGGAGGCCTGGAGCACCGCAAGGGTTTCTGACAGATAGAGCCCCACGGATCCTGGGGAGTTGATAGAACCGCGTGGATGACTGACACGCGATACAGATCCTTCTCTCTCACCCCGAAGCAGGAGCGTCTCCTTCGGAAGCTCCTCAAGGAAGCCAAGGTGAAACGAGGGGAGACCTCCGCCTGGATCCGAAAGAAGCTAGGTCTTGAGTAAACCCACCCGCGAGGAGGTGAAGGCACGCAAGGCCGTCATCGAGGTTTTGCTCCGTCACGCACAGGCACGGGAAGCCAAGGGGCTCAAGTGGGAGCTCCGGCTGCTGGATGACTGGCTCCTCAAGGACGCTGAGATCCAAAATCTCGAGAACGAACTGAAGGTGGAGCGACGTGGTGACTGACGCCATGTGTCGGGACTGGAAGTGCGAGGTGCGGAAGAACTGCTACCGCTACACCCGCCTTCCCAGATGGGCGCAGAGCTACTTCGAGAACTCACCTGATCGAGGTGATGGGTGTCGCTACTTCGTGGACCGCACAGGCAGGAAAGACACCATCGCCGTCTCCAAGGCAGACGAGAGGAACAGGAAGAAGTGAGTGACCAGCTAGACATCAAGCATCCCGCAGACGTGGTGCGTCTCCTGCGCGTGTGGCCCACGGCCTACGTCACCAAGTCACTCACCAGGAACACGAGCAAGGCGCACGCCGGGGGCTACCAGCTCATCCGGGCCGGTGAGTTCGGATCCGGGGACGATGAGTACATCTGCCTCCCCATCCCTGACGCCTCCTTCGAGAACCTCGACGAACACAACGAACTCACACTGGTAGACGGCTACCTCAACCGCTGGAAGCTCAAGTGAAGAGGCAACAGGTCATCGTCTTCGTGATGACTGTCGTTATCGGTGGGCTGTATGCGTGGGCTCGGTGGACAGACCCCCCTAAGGAAGGGAAGGTCATCGACATCGACAAAGCAGCGGCAGAGACCACCCAAGCGGCAGGCAAGAACCTCACACGCGGAGCCATCCAGGCTCTCAAGGAAGAATTCTCCAAGTGATCCCCGAACAAACACGTGAACACGTCTTCAAGCTCATCTCCGTCTACCGGGAGGCCACCCGAGAAGAACAACAACAGATGGAGCGCTGGGCCATCGAGGCCATCCAGGGCCACCCCACCGAACCCGATGACCCGGTAGACCCCGATCCCCCTGTTGATCCGGATCCGCCGATTGGCAGAGGCGATATAGCTGAGTCCCCCGGCGTGATCGAATGGGGCCTAGCTGAAATCCAGGATGTCTACATGTCCGTCCTCGGAGACCCGGTCCTCGTAGGCCCCACCAACGCCTCAGCAGACCCCAAAACGACCCTCTCCCAGATCAACCCCTCCCCCAAAGAGACCAACCGCAAGACCAACACTTGGTTCACAGGCCTGGTCAAGGTCGACAAAGAGACCACCTACAACCCCGGTCTCAACCCCAGGAACTCAGAGCTTGCCCCAGGAGACTCTCTGCTGACCGCTGTGAGCCTTCCGGACTCCGTGGAGCGTCCGAGGCTCAGGGAGGCCCAGGTCCTCTCCTGCGTGAGTACACAGCCTCCCAAGGGCTTCTTCCGTCCCCCCATCTCCGGCAGGGATGGGATCCGGTTCACCACAGACATGATCCAGTGGGACCGGCTGCCCAGAGTGAAGTCCGTCGGCACTCCAACCAAGGAGGTCCTTCGAGGTGGTGGATCGAACAAGGCATGGATCCCCGTAGACCAGATGTTCGCCTCCGGACCCTGGATCGACCACATGCCTGACTGGCCTGGGAGGGAGCTCCACCCGGTCAACAACATGCCCATGGATGGCAAGGACATCTGTGACGCTGTCGGCATCGCATCCCTCCTAGCCCTCACAGACCCAGACGACCACAAGCCCCTGATCTACGGCCTCATCCAGTACGGCATCGACCTCATGGGGATCGTCAAGGACGGAGGACACAACAACTTCCCAGCCGGTGGTCAGCATCACTCCGGCAGGCTCTGGCCCATCCTCTTCGCAGGCATCCTCCTCGACGACGAGGACATGATGAACGTCCGGTTCCGCCAACCCAGCGTTGCCTTCAACGAGATCGACCAGACCTTCCAGGTAACCCAGGAGGACGTGAGCCTCGGCTATGGGAACTACACCCAGGAACACATCGGCATGTACGAGTGGGGCAACCAACACGCCAAGCCCGCCGGCCCCAAAGGCACGCGCATCGGACGAGGAATGGACGATGTACGTTGGGCCGCCCCCCAATCAGACCCCAACTGGAAGAACCTTCGTTACCGAACCTCAGACACGGCTCGAACATGGTGGGGATGGACGTTGGCGGCCCAGCTCATGGGGGCAGAGCACCTCGTCTCCCACGAACCCCTCTTCGGCTACCTCGACAGGTACTGGGAGAAGCAGGTGATCGGGGACAAGAACGCCCTCCAACAAACGAAAGGCATCTACCCATGGGTCCTCGAGATGTGGAGCGAACACCGCAAGCCGCTTCGCTGACCTGGAGAGAGATCGCGGCCTATCTCCACGCACGGAGGCTCCAGAGGCTTGGGATCCCATACACGTCTCACAGCTACGTCCCCTTCCTCTACCGACAACAACCCAACCCAGAGCTTGTATGGAAAGCAAAGAGATGGCTGAGGCTAGGAAAGTGACGTCAACCCCACTGCGGTACTACCTCGCCACCGCAGTCATCTCCTTCCTCCTCTGGGCCATCCTCGCTTGGTGGCTGTTCTGATGGACTACGGCTCAACCGAAGAAGCCCAGAGGGGTAAGGACCTCGCACGCATCGCCTGCGAGGAAACCAACGTCAAGTCCATCCGTGTCCCCGTCGAGAGCTGGGGAGCGAAGCAGACCATCGTCCCGGTCGCCGTCTACGACCTGGAGACCGATCGCTTCTTCCTCGAGATCGGCGGCAAGGACAAGGGACACGAAGAAGCCGCCGCCTCCTACCTCTACCGAGTCCTCTCCCGTGCTCCAGAGCAAAGCCACTGACCGGGACTTCGTCGCCACCCTCACCTACGGGATGTGGATCGGCGTCACCCTCTTCCTCCTCGGAGGTCTGTGGGGCTTCCTGTGCTTCTCACCACAGTCCCCCCTCACAGAAAAAGGCACGGCACCCAGCCTGGACAAAAAGCTGGATGCCGTGCAGACCGAGCCACGGAGGGGGACTCAGCCTTCATCAGGACCAGCGAGAGAGATGGGCCCTCTCCGATCCCGATCAACCGTTAGATCCGGAGCTTCTCCGGGAAGTCCTCGTTCGTGTCCTTGAGCGCCTGGATGAAGGCGTCACGCAAGCTCGCAGGCATCGTCTCGCACAACACCCGAAGCTCCGTGCCAGAGGACTGAGAGAGCTTCCTGGTCATCATCTCCTGGAGCTCCGCGACGTACTTCGTTCGATGGTTCTCTTTCATAGCTTGGCATCTTCCTCCATGAGGATGAGAGCATGGCCCAAGGCAGCCTTGGATGCGAGGCGCACAGCCTCGTCCGGACTCTCTGACTGAGATTGGATTCTGGCGATAAACACATCACCAACGAGAAGGGCCTTCAAGACCTCGGTGGCGATGTAGAGCCGTGTGCTCATGCCAGGCTCGGACGGAGTGTAGCCGTTCCCACGGTAGACACCAGGCAACGGGTATGCGTGCTTCGATTCCTTCATAGCTTGTTCACAGCTCCGGGGCAGAACCCATCCGCGTGGACGGTGAACCCCTCGTCATCTTCCGTCACCATCAGGTCGCAGAGTGTCTGCCCACAGTGGGGACACAAGTATCTGGCCCTCCTGTCCAGGTGACGGTGCATCGGCTTCAGGCAGCAGTCGCAGGCCTTAGGATTCTTCGTCTCTTCCAAAGATGTCCTCCGGTGTCAGGGATGCTTCCTTGATCTCGTCGTCAGTCAGGTTGGGGTTGGGGTAGATGATCCCTTGGCGAGCCTGCGATCTAGCCCAGAGGTTGGCGAACGGAAACGGCTCTGGGCGCTTACCCCCAGCAGCCCGTTCCCGAGCGATGTCGAGGTACGCCAGATCGCCTTTACTGAATCCCTCGAAGGTCACGTTCTTGATCTCAACGTGGCCATTGGAAGGGAGAGCAACAACCTGGCCCGGCTTCACATCTGCCAGACTCCCCACCATGTGCCGGTTCTTGTCGAAGTCCTTGTAGATGAACAGATCAGATTCAGACCGCCGCTTTTCCAGCGTTGCCCGGTCGTTCTTCTTCACCCCCTCGAACCGCTTCGGCTCGGGCTTCTTCAAGAGCGCACGCAACCCCCATCCGAAGACGGTTGCCACGCACGCCCCCACAAGCCACAGGATCCACTGGCTCGGATCAGACAGGCTCTCGATAACCCTATCTGCCACCCCGACGTTTCTTTCCATGGCCCAAGACTGCCCCGAACGTGCCGGGAGCGTAAGCCTGATTCTGCTCTTTCGGTGATAGATCCTTCCTCCACCCCCACGTCCAGGCATACCGGGCAGCGTCGATCCCGTGAGCATCACATCTCGGGTCCTCCTGCTCCTTCCTCGGCTTCCCGTCCTCGTTGGGCATGTAGCGGTACAGATCCATCTCCTGGGCGAAGCTCGTAGGTCTGCCCGACTCACGGAGCTCGGGATCCGCACCCTCCTTCAGAGCATCCGAGAGAACGAACAGCCTCGGCACACCATCCTCCGGAGACTTCAGCCCAAACCGGATCTGGTCGATACCTGCCTGCCAGCCGCTGGTGCGGGAACTGTGCTTCCTGGACTGCTTCTGAGCCAGGCTCGGGACCTCTCGACCCCGGAACGTCCCCAGCCGCATGTTCAGGGCGTCGATGTTGTGGGGCTCCGAGCCATCACACACGACAGCCTTGAAGTCGAAGCGGGCATGGAGATCAGCGATCTTGTCAGCCCACCAGTCCAACTGCCTCTTCGTCTGGTAGATCTCGGCCACCAGGAAGCGACGGTCCTCCTGGTCCATCCCCCACACCTGCACCGTCCCAGGGTTCGGGTGGTAGCCCCAGTCCACCGAAGCGATGAACCACGTGAGAATGATCGGATCGTCCCAGTCCTCGACGTAGAGCTTGTGAACACCATGCTCCGTCTTCAGCTCCGCATGGATGACGTGCGTGCCACGGTTCCAGTCCTCGAAGATCAGACCCTCAACTGAGGTCCACTTGCCGTGAAGGAGGTTGTCCTTACGAGCCCCTGAGAGACGGTGGAGCTTGGCGATGTAGTTCGCCCCCGCATGGGTCCACTTCTTCTCCTTGTGGTCCCAGAACTTGGGGTTGTCCTTATGCTTCGAGACGAGCCTGGTCATCATCGTCTGACCGGGTCTCACATCGAGCTGATCCTTGAGCTCAGGCGGGACCTCATATGGCTTGTCCGCTCGGAGGTGCAGCCAGTGGTTGGCGATGTTCGGGTTGGTGTCCGCCACCATCTGCTGCCAGGGCATATGCCAGTTTCGGTTGGCTCGGAACAGCTTCTGCCAGGCGTCCTCGGTGATCTCGAAAGCCTCGAAGACGATGATGAGATCATATTGCGACGAATAAGTTTTATCGACCTGGTTCTTATCCAGGCCTCCAAGGACGATGTGGGTCTCACCTTCGTAGACCTTGCCTTTGTCGTCTGGGTGGAACGTCCCGTCTCCGATCACCTTTGCGTGTGGGAAGGTGTAGGAGCGGCGGTTCTCCATCATCTGCTCTGACCCAGCCAAGACAGGATGGCCAGGCCACAGAACAGAGCTTTCCCATTCGGGAAGGATCGACTCTGCAAGCGTTGACTTGACGTTGCGCAAGAACAAGATCCTGCAACCCGGATAGTTCGTCGCGCACATGTAGGCGTACTCGAGAGCGCCACGGCTCTTTCCAGTTCCAGCAGGTCCCTCCAGCAGGACCTCCGGATCCCGGTTCTCCCAGTACAAGTCCCACACCGCCCCTCTGGGCTGGTAGACGTATTCTTTCGGCTCCTCTTCGCTCATCCCTACAGCTTGTAGCTGTAGATGGCAGCGATCAAGATTTCCGGGAATCCACAACACGGATCTCAGGCGGCTGATATCAACGGGTGGATGACCACCTACAAAACAGCCAGAGCGAAGATCACGGGCGTCTCACCCCTGGTCTCCCACAACATCCGATGCAGCAACCCCCTGGACCCGCTCGTGAAGGAGATCAAGAAGATCACATCCCGACGCAAGAAGGTCGATCAAGACCTGATGGACCTAGCGGAGCTTGAGTGGCAGGGCGGCCTCTACCTGACGGAAGACATGAAGCCCTGCATCCCCGGGCTCAACATCGAGGCCTGCCTTGTTGATGCCGCGAAGTCCCGCCGCCTAGGGAAGACCTTCAAGGCGTCTGTCTTTATCGACGGACTGCACGTCATCAAGCATGACGGCCCGGATGACCTGAAGGAGCTTCAGGCGGATCCTCGTTTCCGGTGGAGTGGGATGATGGGGCTTCGGGGGTCGAAGATCCTTCGTTGTATGCCGATGTTCCCAAACTGGTCCCTGAGCTTCGAGCTGAAGTTCCAGTCGGAGGCCGTCGATCCAGACATTCTCCAGCAGATGCTTGAGTACGCTGGGGAGAACTGCGGGCTAGGGACGCTACGCCCGCGTCACGGTCGCTTCATGGTCGAGTCTTTCGCCGTGAAGTGAGTAGGTTGTCATTCGCCTCGAAGCAACACACGCCTACACAGTTCGCATCCACGCTACACGACCCCTAGCAACACACACCATCCCCCACCCACCCGTATCCGAACATCACGGATTCGCACTCTTCGTCTCCGCTCTACTCCACTCATCACTTCATGCCCCACTCCAGCCCGTATCCGCTTGACTTCGATTCGCTGAAGAAGGGGTCCATCATCCCTCCGGGGGATGTCTCCGAAGCGATCGAGATGGACGTACTCGACAAGAACTTCGCACTGAAGGCCCTGGCCCTCGCGCAGCAGATCGAAGTCGAGCTAGCTGCGCGAGGAGAGGCTGTGACGGTGTGCGTCCGCCAAGGGGCCATCCACGTCCTCACCGATGAGGAGGCTTCGATCTACAACGATGCGTCCTTCGAGCGCGGCATCCGACGTTTGCTCCGAGCCCATCGGCGGATGATGTCCGTGGACACGAAGCAGCTCTCGGAAGGCCGCAAGCAAGAGCATTCGGACCTGAGCATGGCGCAAGCCCGTCAGATTCTAGCAATCAAGAAGGAGCGCAAGGCGCTGCTTCAGCCACACCAGGACAAGCGTCCTGGCCTTCTCGACTCACAGCACATCACACCTGCCTAAGTCAGATCGGAACCGATCCACTCATCTCGTTCCAGACCGCCCCTCATCAAGCCAACCCACGTCGTACCGCATCGCCTCGACACAAGCCAACCCATCTCGGCACGGCTCAAGTCACATCGGCGCATGACGTGCCTCACCCGATCTGCACATTTCCCAGCGTCCCATCACTTCCCCACCTTCGGCCTCGGGAGCTTCACCAGCTTCTTGATCTTGGTCGATGCTCTGAGCCGGGGCTTGTTGTGCTTCGGGCGTGTCTGATGTCTGACCTTCATGGAGACCCATCCTAGATGATCTGCCCTACCTGCAAGGAGCTGTCCCTCTACGGGGAGTCAGACAGCTTGCCGGGAGTGTGCTTCCGCAAGCGCCAATGCTCCTGCGGGACGACGGACACCGTGGAGATCCCCATCGACAACATGGTCACGCTCAAGGCGATGGCTGGGGGGCTCTACGGGGCGATCAAGCGTCTGATCGAGCCTGAGGCCACAAAGAAGCCGAAGTCCCCGGAGAGCGCAGCACAGAGCGCCTCAGAGGGCGATGATGGCTGTGATGGCGATGTCGAGGGCTAGGTCCACCGCAGGGAGCCCGGTCTTGGCTGCCTGGCAGGCTGCCTGGGCAGCGGTCTTCGTGGCGGACTTCCCCGCCACATAGATCACGTTCTCAGCGTTAGACACCTCCTCTTCCTCGTAAGCCTCGAGGCACTTGACCGCCCTGGCAAAGGCCTCCGAATGCCCGATGAGGCGCTGGTTATTGATGTCTGTGAGGCAAGCCCAGGCAAGACGCTCTTGAGGTGTCATGGTTTCTCTCCCACGGGCGAGGCTACTGGACCGGGAAGATCTTTCCCATACTGGTATCTATGACAGATCAGCCCCGCAGGGACCGGAGCTACATCTCTCGGGACGAGTTCGAAGTCTTCGAGAAGAACGTCGATCGGTCCTTCCAGTCCGTCACGGACGCTCTGCGTGGGCTGGAGCGAAAGATGGACCAGCTCGGGTCCACCGACTGGAAGACCCTCGGCATGTTCGCTGGCCTGATCCTCTCGGTCGTCTCCCTCGGCTCCCAGCCTTTCAGGGAGAACATCGAACGCCTCCAGAACAAGAGCGGGGGACACGCCTCCTGGATCGCGGAGCACGACCGAATTGTCTCGGCGCTCAATGCGACCCAGAACGAACGCCTGAAGGCGATGGAGACCCTCCTGATTCCCGACATCAGGGATCTCCAGGTCAGGCTCCGGGAGGCTGAGGCGGAGCTCAGGCGCAGGGGAGCGATTCTCGAGAAGATAGAGCGCGAGCAGGAACGGCGAACAGCGAAGGTCTACAGCGACCAGTAATCCCCGGAATCCACAACACGGATTCTGATAGGTCGGTAGCTTCGGAGGGATGAACGAACCGAAGATCACACGAACATGGGCAGAGGGGATGATCTCGGGCGAGACGCCTTGGCCCAAGGACGAGGACGGATACATGCTCGCCCTCTGCCGCAGAGTCAGTGAACTAGAAAAAGCCCTAGAGGACGCGATCGAGGTTGCCTGGGACGGCCCCTCAATCCCCAAAGGCTCTCCTCCCCTCGAGAAGTATTCGGACTGGCGCAAGCGCATCGAGAGCGAATGCAAAGCCGTTGCTCAGCGAAACCATGAACCGAAACCCCAATGAGACACCTGCTCGCCCTTGTCCTGTTCCTCCCCCCTCAGCCGGACACGTTCGTCCACCTCGACCACGTAGCCCAGTCCTACGCCCGCGCCTCACAGGATGAGCGTGATGCGATGGCTGGAGCGTTGATCGAGCTCATCCGCCACTACGAGAACCAATGACAAACGAACGAAAGACTGAAGAAGAGCTGAACGCAGTCGTTGAGGTTGTCAGGGAAGCCTACACCCCCCAACCGAAGACAGTCCGTGTACGAGTGGCCGTAGCGATGGACAGAGAGGGCAATTGGGCTGCTGCTGGATACTCGGACTCAACCGACGAAATTTCATCGGGCACGGCTATCGACTGCGGCCCTGGAGAATCTGTGCAATGGCACACGCACTTCATCGAAGCCACGCTCCCCATCCCCACGGAGGAGACAGTGGAAGCTGAGGTGGTGGAGTGATCAGCACAGCGAAGCAGATGGACCAGCTCGCTATCGAGATCGAGAACCCGAAGACAACCAAAGCCCAGCTCGTCCGGATCGCTCTCGATCTATTGGAGCTGGCAAGGAAGGCATACGCATGAAACGGTGTTCGAGATGCCGAATGGACAAGGAGGAAGACCAGTTCCACGTCAGCGTCAAGGCGAGGGATGGGCGCACCTCCTACTGCAAGGACTGCACACGCGAGTCAGCGCAGGAGCGCAGGAAGAAGAACCAGGAGTTCGTCTCGATGGAAGGCTGCAAGCGCTACTTCGAGAACCTCTCCAAGTACGAGGCCCGAAGAGTCATCGCATACCTTGAGGAACGCTACGTGATCAACAGGGAGATGGGGGAGTGATACTTGGTGTGGATCCTGGCCGCCAGGGAGCCCTCGCTCTCGTATCCAAGGACAACGCGATGGTGTACGCCATGCCCGACACCCGACGCGGTGTGTGTGATCTGCTGAAGAGGCTTCGCCCCCAAATAGATCACGTCTTCATCGAGAAGCAGAAGGCCGTGAAGGGATGGGCGGCGAAGACCACGACAACGTCGATGACGAACTATGGCATCCTCCTCGGAGCGTTGATGATGATGGACGTGCCTGTTGAAGAAATCGAGTCAACCGCCTGGCAGAAGACCTTCGCCCTGCCCACACGCACATCGTTTCTCAAGGATTCGAAGCCTGCGACAGAGAAGGCGAAGCGGGCTCGAGATGCGAAGCGAGCTCGGATGAAGAAGCACGCACACGTCGAGAAGGCTCAAGCCCTGTTCCCCGATATCGAGATCAAGAAGTCAGAGGACGGGAAGGCGGATGCGTTGCTCGTCGCCTCTCACGGAATGAGGATGTTGCATGGAAGCTGACCTAACACCCCCGACAGACGAAGAGCTGGAGCGATGGGAGAGATCGTCGAAGACGCTGGAGACCAGCGAGTCTGCATGGGGGGCTGCTGCTCGCATCAATCTCCGCCTCATCGCAGAGGTGCGGAGGCTGAGGGAGGAGCGCAGCGACCTAGAGGAGGAGCATCACGAAACGCTTTTGATGTGCGAGGGCTACCACGCAAGAGCCAACGCCCTTGAGCTGGGCATCACGACGCTCGGCTACCACGTTGACGAGAATGGAAATGTCTGGGGCCATGACTGACCTAACACCGAAGATCACGCGGGAGCATGCCTGGGAGATCAAGCGAGACGCCGAGGAGAGGCTTCTTCTCCCGGATCCCCAAGTGATCGCGTCCCTCTGCCGCGCCTACCTCGACCTCCTGGATGAGCGGGAGAAGCTCGGGGCCGAGAACTACCAAGACCTTGCCGACCAAATGGACGAGGCATGGGGCTACGCGCCCGGAAGGCGGCTGAATGTTCAATGGCCAGAGCTCCACGCCTTCCTTTGCTCGCGCTCAACGCACAGACCAACTGAAAGCCTTCGCGCCCGCATCGCCCATCTGGAGAAGTGCAACGCGGCCTTCAAGGAAGAGGAAGAGATGCGGGTGGCCTACGAGACGAAGCTCGTACGGGTGGTGGAGGCGGTGCCCAAACCGAAGCACCTTCGAGGATATGCGGAGTGGATGCTCAAGCGGATGGACCTTGACAACAATGCGCACGCGATGACCCAGCGGATGATCGAGAAACAGGCAGAGGACCTCGAAGCCGCCCTGCGAGACCTGGAGGAGTGATGGACAAGAACTATCCGAAGACCTGCTCTGAATGCGGCCAACGAAGAAGCGGACCAAACTCCGCGCTAGACGATTGGGAGTACGCCAGGAAGGAACTGGAAGCCGAGAACGCACGGCTGGTGCGAAACTTTGAGACCAAAGCTGCGCTGTTGGATCTGAGCGAGTCCACGGTTCGACATCGAGAAGGCTTGCTCACCCAAGCCCGTCGGGATGTGCGGGATCTGGCAACGCTGATGGAGACGGCTGCTTACTGGGATCCTTCGAGCATGGCGGACATCGCAAGGTTCTCGAAAGCCAAGGAGTCGCTTCTCGAACGCCGCTCGATCAGGGCAGCCATGGAGGAAACAGAATGAAGCACCTATGCCTATTCATCCTCCTTGCATGTTGCCCGGAGCAACCTCAAGGCGACGGACGAGCACACCTGATTCCCTGCGTCTCTGCACGCCCCTACAACTGGGAGGAGATGAGTGAGCATGGACTCATCATCTGGTGCGCAGACTGCCGACGTGAATACGACAAGCGAGACCACCTCAGGCGAACAGAAGCAGCGCTCGAAACCATGAAGCAGTACGGATACAGCCGATGAAGCCTGACGGGTACTGCCTCAAGGGGCCGGATGGGAGGTGGGACCTCTGGACCTTCGATCCCTGCACGATCGGAACTGACCCGTCTTGGGGCGCGTGGCGCAACGCTCAGGAACGCCTCGCTGGCAGGTACGACGAAGCGAGCTTCGAGGACTTCCGGCTACAGGCGGACCTTGATGGCTACACCGTCGTCCCTGTACGTGTGGTGGAGGTGGAGGAGTGACGTGGGCGGCGATTGCGGCGGTGGTCTGCTGCTCAGTGTGCGCAGCCTGTTGCTTTATCTTGACCATGGTGGTGATTGACCGCGACAGATTGAGCGAACGGCTTTCTCTCCAGGAAGACTGGATAAAGCGTGACCGCGTTGATTGGCAGGAGAGGATTGAGAAGTTGCAAGCTGATCTCCGAGGCCGGATCGGGAAAGTCAGAGCGAGGGTGCGAAAGCTAGAGGCAAACGAATGACTGACCGCTCCTAACGGCGGAGAGGCAAAAGATCTGGTCGCCTCCGAACAAGACCCCCTGTGGGTCGATGCCTTCTCCCATCTGGAGATCGGGTCAGTGAAGGTGGAGAGGTTGGGGGATGTGAATCCCCTCGAAGCAGCGCAACAGGAAGGTGTATTCCAGGACGGCTTCCGCAAGACCGAAGAGGGAACGCCGTATCCACTTGCCA